TGGTGGTGCAGTGATCGCCGCAACCTTCATGAAGAAACTCTCTATCGCCTTAACTAAAAGAGGCCACATGGCAATTTTCATCTCTCAAGTTAGAGCGGATATTAAACTTGATCCATACTCGAAAGCTCCCGTTCGCCAGACATCAGCAACAGGAGGTAATGCTTTGCTGCATTTCGCTAACTGGATTTTAGAGTTTGAGCCTCGTTATAAAGGAGATATTATTCTTCAAAATCCTAGCGAAAAAACTATTGATGTTCACAAGAATCCTCCTGTTGGTCATTGGGCTAAAGTCACTGTTAAAAAATCCCCAAATGAGAAGACTAACCTAACCATTCCCTATCCTATTCGTTATGGAAGAAGTGGTGGGAAGTCTATTTGGATCGAAAAAGAAATTGTTGATCTTCTCTTAGCTTGGGAATTGGTTGTTAAAGGAGGAGCTTGGTATACTCCAAGTGAAGAATTTGTCACTCTACTTGCTGAAGCTGGTATTTCTTTACCAGAAAAAGTTCAAGGAGAAAACAATTTATTCAAACTCATTGAAGAAAATGACGAACTTTTGAAATTCCTTGTATCGTATTTCAAGAAGCTCGTTCAAAATGAAATTTAAAAACTTATACGGCAAAGAAAAGAATTTAAAAAACGCTAAAGATTACCTCATTAATTGGAACGCTAAAACCCGTAGCAAATTCCAAGATGAGGTAAAGCGTTATTTAAAGAACTATTGGTCTGAAGATTTTGTATTTGAAGAGTTTCGAATTGTCGATACTCGCATGACTTTTGATTTTTTTAACGCGAATAAAAAGATAGCTATTGAAGTTCAAGGAAGGCAGCATACTAAATTTGTTCCATTTTTCCATAGCAGTAGAGCAAAGTTCTTACAGCAATTGAAAAGAGACACTAAGAAGTTTGAGTTCTGTGAAATCAATAATATTAAATTAATAGAAATTTACGACATCAAAGAATTAAATAAAGAATTTTTTGAATCTCACGGAGTATATCTGTAATATAAATGTATGCCAATTAATAATCTAATTAAATCTCCAAAGTTTCACATGCCGTCGAACTTGATTGATCAACTTTACGAGTTGAGTGGTAGCGCTGATAAGTATAAGGGAGTTATTCTTGCTTATATCTCTGAAGATGGTGATCCGTTAGTTTATGCTAAATATGATTCTCAAATTGTAGAGTTTGGAATGCGTAAAGTTTTAGAAAAATATCTAAATAATAGCGATGAAGAAGATTTCTTCTCAGGTAATGAAAATATTGAAGAACAAGGACTTGACGAAGATGACGATTGAGAGTAGCGTAGTATCATAGGCATGATATACTCTTACGAACTCGAAAAACAACTGCTAGCGGGGCTGATAAAGAATCCGCAAAACTATTTTGAAATCTCTGCATTTATTAATGAGAAAGATTTCTATAGCGAAGACAATAGCATCAATAAAACAATCTTCACAATCGTTAGGCAAGCCCTAGAAGCTCATGAAGATATTGATGATGTTATTATTGCTCAAAGAGTTCAGTCTCTTGGGCTTTCATTTGATGATATTTTAAATGTGGGAGAATATGTCAAGTCTCTTGGCATGAGGAAAGTAGCGGAAGGAAGCATTATTAAGACTTCCAAAGAATTGAAAAAGTATACAATTCGACGCGAAATTTACGAGTCGTCACAGACCATTGCTCGTAAAATGAAAAATATGGCTCCAGAGAGCAGCTATGGAGAAATCATATCGGTAGCTGATAAAGAATACAATAGCCGCATTAATCAATATGAGGTTGGAAACGATAGTCCAGAAAATATCTATGACGACATGGAGGCTATTATTGAAGATCGTGGAAATAATCCAGTGACCGAATTCGGCATGATGGGACCGCATCCAAAAATCAATGATATGTATGGTTCATTGCTCCGCCCAGGGAACATCGCCGTCATTGTTGCTCGTTCTGGTGTTGGTAAGACTCAGTTCTGTATGGACTACAGCACCAAGGTCAGTTTAAAGTATAATGTTCCAGTTCTTCATTTTGACAACGGAGAAATGAGTAAAGAAGAACTTATGGCTCGCCAATGCTCTGCACTTAGCGGTGTTCCTATGCATTTGATTGAAAGCGGACAGTGGCTACGAGCAGGAAAGGAAACAGTCGATAAGGTAAGGTCTGTATGGGCTAAAGTTAAGAATCTTCAGTTCTATTACTATAATGTCGGTGGTTTAGATGTTGATTCCATGATCAACACTTTAAAGAGATTCTATTACTCTAAAGTTGGAAGAGGCAACAAAATGATCTTTAGCTTTGACTATATTAAAACCACTTCAGATATGGGAGCCAACAAAACAGAATGGCAGACTGTTGGAGAGATGGTGGACAAGTTCAAACGTTGCGTGCAGAAAGACATCCTTCACGAAGGTCTTCCAATTATCCCAATGATAACATCGGTTCAATCTAATCGCTCTGGTATCACCAATAATCGCAACTCTCAAAATGTGATTGACGATGAAAGTATCGTTTCTCTTTCTGACCGCATTACTCAATTCTGTTCACACATGTTTATTCTTAGAAATAAGACAACAGATGAAATTTTAAATGAAGGCGTAAGATTCGGTACTCATAAATTAATCAATGTTAAGTCGAGGCATTTAGGAAAAGATATAGCAGGAGCGCTTGACGCTGTGCGCGTAGGAGATGTTCTAAGAAAGAATTTCTGTAATCTAGAGTTCAAGAACTTTTGTATTACTGAAAGAGGAGATTTAAGAGACATTGTAGAATTTAACGATATTGGGGAGGATACAGAACATAATGGTCGCAACACAGCACCAGACTTTGATGAACTCTGAAGATATCAAATCCGCTCTTGAGCAGATTGGTTATCGGTTAAAAGATTTTGGAAATCACTGGCGAACAGCGGCGATTTACCGTGGAGGAGATAATCAAACCTCTTTAAAAGTGTATAAGAATACAGGAGTATGGCAGGATTATGTTTCTGGATCAGAATCAATGCCGTTTCAAAAGTTAATCGAATTAACTCTAAAAACTAAAGATCCAAAAATCATCAAACAATATATTCGCAACTCAAGCGAGCCTACCGAATACGTTAAGAAAGAAATACTAGAAATGGAAAAAGTTTACCCAGAAGAATGCTTACAAAGACTCTTTCCCAATTACTCTCTTTATCTCAAAAAGAACATCTCAGAAGAGACTCTTAAAAGATACAAGTGCGGATTAGCCAGTAATGGCCAAATGTATCAGCGCATGGTTTTTCCGATCTTTAATTCTGATAATCAAATTATTGGATTTAGCGGTAGAAAGATTAATGAGAACAATGATTTCGCAAAATGGAAACACATAGGAGTCAAGAGTCAATGGGTATATCCAGCATTCGTTCCTCAAGAGATAACTGTAGATCAGTCTATTGAGAAAAAGAAAGAAGTCATTCTGGTAGAGAGCGTTGGAGATAGTATGGCTCTGACAGATGAGGGATATGAAAATAATCTAGTTACTTTTGGATTAGATTGTTCACCAGCGCTTATCAATTATCTTTGCTCTAAGAGTTTAGATCGAATCATTATTGCTACAAATAACGACTCTGATAAAGACAAGAATCATGGTAAAATTTCATCAATGAAAATATACATGAAACTATCTCAGTTTTTTGACTTTGATCAGTTATTTATTCAGTTGCCTTGGGCTAATGATTTTGGAGATATGAGGCAAAAAGAAATGTCGTTTAAAGACTGGTATCAAGCTCCTACTACTAGTCAGGAAGCAAAATTAAATATTTATAAAGAGTTCTGTCTAGAGAACCGTACTGCTTTTAACGATAAAAGACTGCAAAAATTTTTAAAGAAAATAGATAACTTTGGAATCTAAGAACAAAACAACTCTCTCTGCTAGTCGTATCAAAACAGCACAATCGTGTAGCTGGTTATACTGGTGCAAATACCATCTGAAGCTCCCAGACAAGAGTAATGATGGCGCTCGCAGAGGAAGCATTTGCCATTTAGTTTTTGAATGTCTTGGAGAGGATCGTCACAAAAAGCATTTTAGTCTTGTCATTAAAAAGAGAGATATTTTTGCTAGCAAATCTATTGAAAGACTTGTTAGGAAACATGCGAAGAAAGAAGGTATCGGTGACGAAGCAAATATCAAAATGATTTGCGAAATGACTCTTGCTGGATTGCAGCATGATTTTTATGGGCTAGATCGCGGCAAGCCAACCGAAGCATTAAGCGAGCAAGACTTCGATATGAATATCGAAGAAGGAAATGTAAGCTATAAAATCAAAGGCTTCATTGATAAACTCTTCTTATATAAGAAAAAAGGTTTAGCCATCATTCGCGACTTTAAAAGCAGTAAAGAAGTTTTCAAAGGCAAAGAGCTAGAAAACAATTTACAAGACTTAATGTATGCTTTAGCTGTTAAGAAAAAATATCCAGAATATGCCCAAACTCAATCTGAGTTTTTGTTTCTAAAGTTTCTCCCAGAAGAGAAAGGCGTTATCAGAATGCCCATCTTGACCGACGAAGAGTTATACGGATTTGAATTAGAGTTAACCGAAATTCAAAAATACCTAGATAACTTTGATTTAAAAACAGCCCTGTCTAATTTTGCAGCTAGACAAGATTACCCGAAAGACAATTCTTTCGGCGGACCTTTACAATGTGGAAGAGCAACATCTAAAGGGCAATTAAAAAAGGATGGCAGCATAATGTATCACTGCTCGTATAAGTTTGAATTTTATTATTATAAAATCAATGACTTACAAGGCAATATGGTAACGTCTTGCTTCCTTGAAGCTTATGACGAATTCGTGAAAAAATATCCAGAAGATAAATTCTTGTATGAAATGATTCATTACAAAGGTTGTCCTGCTTTCAATAAAAGAGCTTGACGCGACAAGCGTATCATGTTAGCATATAACATGATTCCCATCTTCAAATCAACATATAGTATCGGCAAGTCGATACTAACATTAGACGATCCTTCTAAAGTAAAAGAAGGAGGATCTGATAGTATTCTCTCTATCGCCAAAGAAGAGAATTTAAACCAGATTGTTTTGGTAGAAGATTCTATGATCGGCTTCTTGAATGCACATACAAGATGCAAGGAAGCAGGGGTTCAATTAATTTTTGGTTTACGCATTGGATGCGTGAACCAGAGAACTCCAGAATTCTTAGAGTCAAACGATACTCTGCACAAGATAGTTCTGATGGGAAAGAACGATGCTGGTATCAAAGCTCTAACTAAAATTTATTCTATCGCGAATAAGGAATCGAAAGGTTTAGTAGATTGTGATCTACTCAAACAATATTGGACATATGATTTAAAACTCTGCATTCCATTTTACGATTCATTTATTTACATGAATAATTTTATCGGTAGAAAGTGTGTCCCTAATTTTGGATTCACAAAACCGACAATCTTTATCGAAGACAACGATCTTCCTTTCGATCAATTCATTCTTGAGAAAGCGTCTAAATACGCTCAGGAAAATAATCTGCATATCGAAAAAGTAAAATCTATCTATTACAAAAATAAAGAAGATTTTTCAGCTTGGCAAACTTATAAATGCCTATGCAATCGTACCTTTGGTAAAGAACGCTCTTTGTCTAATCCAAACTTAGAGCATTGTGGAAGCGACTCGTTTTGCTGGGAATCTTATAAACAATATGAAGGATAATTTACTACGATTTAATTTCGGTCAAAAATACCTTGTCTTAGATACTGAGACAGAAGGTTTGAATCTTTGTCATACTCGACCTTGGCAAATTGCTTGGATCGAAGCTGTTGGCAAAAAGATCATTAGCCGCCAAGAGAGATACATTTGGTGGGACGATTTAAAGGTCAGCGATGAAGCCGCTAGAATCACTGGATTTAATTACGAAAAATATCGCTCTCTTGCCAAGAGTCCGAAGGAGATTTTAAAA